TGATTACATTGTGAATAAAAAGATAGATGTGTCATCACGAGACTATGATGTGTCAAGAAAACACATACCCAGTTTCATGGTGACTGATATTAGTAAATCTAACTTTAAAGAACTATCCTTTATTTCTAACATTGTAAAAGAAGTTATAGATAAAGGTGGAGACAATTCTAAAGTAATTAGTACACTAGCTACTCTCCCTGCCGATACTTTAAATAAAGCCATTAAAGAGAAAGACAATCCTTATTTCTGTTCTCAAGCCATTCAGGAACAATCTGAAAAAAGGGGTAAGCTGGTGGATATTCCAAGAAATATAGTAGATAACATAAGAAAGAAAACCCATTTTGGTTATCAGAGTAAGGTAAGTAAAACTAAACGAGATTATGACAGGAAGATTAAGTCAAAAGATTTATTGCGAGGCGATAGCAAAGACTAGCGGTGTTAGGTGCAGATGTAAAGGCTACTACACACCCACCAACAATCGTTTTCTTTGCCGTTTCCATCGTGGAGCAAAATCATGGGATAGCAAGACAAGAAAATACAAAGGACTTTTTAAAAATAATAATGTAGAAATACAGAAGAAGATTAACATATTAAAAAACTTAGTTAATTTTAGAAACAAAACTGATGAGCAAATCAAAGAGTATATCCTCAAAGAAAAAGAACGATCTAGTTCTTTCGGATATAGAACAAAATACTATCTTAGAAATTTTACACGATGGCGTAACAGCTTACGAGTTGGCAAAAGAAAAACAGATCAAATTGAAAACTTTATACAATTACTTAGATCGAAACCCAAAGTTTAAAGAGGAGTTTAACAAAGCTCAAGAGATAGGTATTAAAACTTTAGTTGAAAAGATGTGTGTTATTTTTAATACTGAAACTACTGGACTTGATAATAATGACTTGCTTTTTGTAAGGGAAAAGAAAGACTGGTTAAAATGGATAGCTCCAAGAATATCCTCATTGTTCCAAGAAAAGCAGAAGATAGATGTTAAAAGTGATTCTTCAATCCGAATAAGTTGGGAGTCTGAACCTGATCTTATTGATGTAAGTACAGCCGAAACTGTACCTACACCACCAAAGGAATAGTTAATTATTATTATGTTCTTTAAAGCATTTTCTAACAAATGTAATTAAACACTTTAAATCATTTAAAGGTCTTTCTTCTTCTAATGCTTTTTTTATATCCCTATCTTCTATTTCAATAGCTTTAACTATCTCGTTTTCTAATTGTGTTATATTCATATTTCCCCTTGTTTAGTTGTTTGTTTTTATAATGAGTATATATAACACCTTGCACACTCAATATATTTAATAGAGTTAATCTGGCTAACTCTCTTAAATTCTTATTCCCAACCTTGCGATCTTCTATATTTTTTCCAATAGTCATTTTTCTTTTTATCCTTATACCATTGATAGCCTAACACCATAACACCTACCAATATAATTAATATTAATTGTTTCTCGCTACTCATTTATCCCCTCCTCTATTCTAAACCATAATTTGGATTATCAACTTTATATTTTTTAGTATAAGTGTATTTTGTATTTAAATTATCTATTGCTTTTTCTATTCTATCAAACTTATCTCGTAATTTGATATATTTATTCCAAGCATCTTCTTGTTCTTTTTTTGTTTCTTGTTTCTTTTTTAATAGCTCTTGCATCTTTACTTTATCAGCTTTTAGCCATCTTTTTTTAATGAAGTCCACAGTTTCAATTAAAAATTTATCTGTAGTATTTATATAGCCTCTAAAAAATTCATCCATTATTTACCCCTTGTTTATTGTGTTTAGATCTCTCTCTGCCTTAGCTTGTTTCATACTATCATTTTCCAATTTATCCATAGATGACTTAATACCTGATAAGTTCTTTTCATTAATAAACTCAATCACCTTATCAGAGAGCATTGTACTGTCTCTAAATGGATTAAGAGCAGACCAATTATCATTGGGATCGTTCTTTGATAGATCAACCCCACCTTGATTAAAGGTCTTACATTTTTTATTCTTCATATAATCTATAAAGAATTGACATAGTTTATTTGTCATTTACACCCCCTCACTAAATTCTTGCACCATTTTTAATTGATATTTATTTAACTTACTTTTGTCTGAATAGTCAATGTCATATTCAGAATCTCTACCCTCATAAGCCAAACACTCATTGCACTGCTCCTCAAAATCTTTATGAATATTTATTGGTCTTTCACAAACATAACATTTGCAATCATAAAAATCGTCATCACACCTTCTGCAACCCTCAATTTTACACATTTTTTTCCCCCTCGTTGTTTGGCAGTTGTAGCATAAACTTTATGCCGAATAAGATCATAATACTTAAACCTATCCATGTATGAATATGTATAGCTATGATCAGTCCTAAGAACATTATTGCAAAGCATAATGCGAAGTATATTGCTTGTATCATCTTATCCCCCTTATTTTTATTTTTTTTATACCTTTATAACTTTTGTATGGAACAACCTCATACTTTGTCGGACTATCCATAGCTACCCATTTAGCTAAAGTAATATAAGTTTCCCAATTATTAGACGCTTTTTTTAATAGTTGTTTTTTAATCATATTATCCCCTTGTTTGTTTTTATATTTATATTAGTTATATTAACCATATTGTCAATATATATTATATCCATCTTTGCTTAATGGCGTAGCCGTCATTAAATAAAGTTTGTGATAATGAATATATAACGTGAAACCCCATATCCATACCGCAACCTTTAACAAAGATAGCTCCATTATCTTTTAGTTTATAACCTAAAATTTTAGATACATAATAAGACCAATAGCTAGGCGTATTATCTTTAATATCTAAAACTGTTATTTGTCTTGACATACCACTAGGCGATACTTTTACTATTTTTGTATAAAGTGTATCACCCTTTTTAATATGCTTTTTAATGTACTCAATAGCTTCTTGTCTTTCTTGTTTTTTGTTCATTGTTTCCCCCTTTTGTTGTTTAGTGATTAGATATGTAAAACGATCAACAATTTTTGTATGTACATTTATCAACCTAATCACATAGCCATTATGGTTATATTTAATTATAAGTCAATCAAATAATAAGTTCAAAATGGGTCAAAGATATTTGTGTGATATAAATGCAACTGTGATAAATATACAACACTATGAGATATACTTATTTAATAAAGGACCAGGAAGGAAACCAGGAAACATTACAAGCCATGTCATATAAAAAGCTATTGAAACAATTAAACAACAAATACAAAGAAGGCGAAGTAATACAAGTTAAGTACACCAATAAAAAAGATCATGACTTATTAAAGTATGTAAAGATTAAAAGAGTGGAATAGATCCTATTCTAATAATCAAACAACGCCACCTTCCCTCGTGTATATAATCGGACAGTAGTATTGACCTATATATTTTCTGATAAGTTATAGTTATCGGAAATAACTGGACCTATATCTATATTTTAGAAATACTATACCCCCCATATACCCGCCAATGTGGTCGCTGTTGTATATATATATATACATGGGACTCGAGGACACCCTTACAGAGACAGCTTTAGCCACCCCCACAAAACAACCCACCATCTTATTCACTTTGCCAGACCTCCCTTTAAATTAAATAGTAATTACTATATGTAGTATAATATGTGGAACTACATACAAGACGACTTAACATCTATAGTTTTAATTGATGAGAAAACAAATACTCTGACTATTAAGATATATGGATTACACAATAAGAAGATTGCAGAACACTTTGCACATTATGCAATGAGTTTATTAGACTTTGATTACAGCTCCCCTGAGCATAGTATGCTAAGTACAAGAATACACTAGATATGGATATCAAAATACCTTACACCCCTAGAAAACACCAAGCCTTCTTACATAATAAAATATCTAAACATAGGTGGTCAGTATTGGTTTGTCATCGTAGGTTTGGCAAAACAGTATGTATGATCAATCACCTTATACGATCTGCCTTATTATCGAAACAAAAGAACCCAAGATATGCCTACATCTCGCCAACATTTAAACAAAGTAAATCAATCGCTTGGGATTACATGAAACAGTTTACTGCAAAGATACCATACACCAAGTTTAATGAAACAGAGCTAAGGGTAGATTTACCCAATGGTTCAAGAATAACTTTACTTGGGTCGGAAAACTCCGATGGGTTAAGGGGTATCTACCTAGATGGATGTGTGATTGATGAGTATGCAAATGTCAATGAAAAACTATTTCCTGAAATAATTAGACCAGCACTTTCTGATCGCAAAGGCTATTGTGTCTTTATAGGCACACCACAAGGAATGAATAATAACTTTTATGAATTGTATCAACACGCACAAGGAGCAGAGGATTGGTTTAACTATAAAGCTAAAGCAAGTGAAACTAAAATTGTAGATAACGAAGAGTTGGTCAAGGCAAAAGAAGTAATGGGAGAAAAAAAGTATCTGCAAGAATTTGAGTGTGATTGGATAGCTAACATAGAAGGATCTATCTATAATGATACTTTAGTAAAGATGGAAGATCAGAAACAATTAACAAGAGTACCCTACGATCCATCATTGCCTGTAAATACATCTTGGGACTTAGGTGTATCAGATCATAGTTCTATTATATTCTTTCAGCAGTTAGGTAGATCAATTAATATTATTGACTATCATGAAGAACGTGGACAAGGATTACCTTATTATATTCAGATGATTAAGGAGAAGGATTATGTCTACAAAGATCATTTCGCACCGCATGATATAGAAGTTACAGATTTTAGCAATGGAAAAACGAGAAGAGAAGTTGCCTATCAATTAGGTATTAGATTTAAAGTTGTTCCTAAAATACCATTAGAAGATGGTATACACGCAACCACAATGACCCTGCCTAGATGTTGGATTGATACAGACCATTGCAAAAAGTTAATAGATGCGTTAAGACATTACCATCGGAAGTATATAGATAAAAATCGTATGTTCCGAAGTAAGCCTGTTCACGATTGGTCGTCTCATGCTTGTGATGCAATGAGATACCTAGCGGTAGGTTTACAAGAAATTAATACTAGACAAGTTGCACCACAAAGTGTAGCAGATAATAATTACAGGATTATATAATATGGGATCAATATTTTCACCAAAAATGCCATCGCTACCACCCGTTCAACCTTTGCCGACACCACCATCAACTGAAGTGTCTCAAGAAGAAAAAGATAGAATTGCAGCGGAACAAGCAGCGATAGAGAGAAAAAGAAAAGGTAGAAAGTCAACTATCTTAACTGGACCTTTAGGTATTGAGGAAGAAGCTGAAACAGAAAAGAAAACTTTATTAGGATCATAATATGGGAGGAAGTCCAGTCAGAGCAATAGCAAGAATAGTCAAACCTACTCCTCCACCTGCACCCGTAACAGTAGCTCCTACTACAGCAGAAGTTTCTCAAGCAACAGCAACTAGCATGGATGGATATGATTCAAGAAAAACAAAAGCTAAAGGTAGATCAATGACGATTATGACAGGACCTCAAGGTATAGAAGATCAAACAGTAACATTAGGTAGAAAGAGTTTATTAGGAGCATAATGGCAAAAACAGATTTAACAAAAAAACTATTAACAAGATTTAGCAGACTAGCAGGTCAAAGGCAAAATTGGGAAACGCATTGGCAAGAAGTAGCAGATTACATGATGCCAAGAAAATCAGACGTAACCAAAAAAAGAACTCGTGGCGATAAAAGAATGGAACTTATATTTGATAGTTCTCCTTTACAAGCCTTAGAATTATTAGCAGCATCATTACATGGTATGCTTACAAACCCATCTACACCTTGGTTTACATTAAGATTTAAACAAGAAAATATAGATAACGAAGATGAAGCTAAACTCTGGTTAGAGTCTGCAACAGATGCAATGTACACAGCATTTAACAGATCAAACTTTCAACAAGAAATATTTGAATTGTATCATGACCTGATTACCTTTGGTACAGCAGCGATGTTTATCGAAGAAGATGAAGAAGATTTTATAAAATTTTCTACAAGACATATCGATGAAGTTTATATTGCGGAAAATGATAAAGGTAGAATTGATACGATTTATAGAAGATTTAATTTATCAGCAAGAGCTGTGGTGCAAAAATTTGGCACAGCAGTATCACAAGATATATTAGTATTAGAAAAAAAAGACCCATACAAAGAAGTAGAGATTGTACACGCAGTTTATCCAAGATCAGATTTTAATCCTACAAAAAAAGATAAAAAGAATATGCCATTTGAATCTGTCTATATGGAATATAAAAATGGTAATGAATTATCCGTATCAGGATTTAAAGAGTTCCCTTTTGTTGTGCCAAGATACCTAAAGGCTTCACATGAAATCTATGGAAGATCACCTGCCATGACAGCTTTACCTGATGTAAAGATGTTAAATGAAATGGTTAAGACAACAATCAAAGCTGCACAGAAACAAGTAGACCCACCTCTATTAGTTCCTGATGATGGTTTCTTATTACCTGTTAGAACTGTACCAGGTGGATTAAATTTTTATAGATCAGGTACAAGAGATAGAATTGAACCTTTAAACATTGGTGCAAATAATCCATTAGGTTTAAACATGGAAGAGCAAAGAAGAGATGCCATTAGAGCTGTGTTCTATGTAAACCAACTTATGATGCAACAAGGTCCACAAATGACAGCAACAGAAGTTATCCAACGTAATGAAGAGAAGATGAGATTATTAGGACCAGTATTAGGTAGATTACAATCTGAATTATTAAAACCTTTAATTGATAGAGTATTTAATATTCTATTAAGAAACAATCAATTACCTTCAGCACCAGAGTTTTTATCTGGTCAGGATATAGAAATTGAATATGTTTCACCATTAGCTAAAGCACAGAAATCCACAGAGTTACAATCTATTATGAGAGCTATTGAAATTCTTGGAAGCATGGCTAATGTAGCTCCTGTATTTGATTATGTTAATTTTGATAATCTTGTTAAACACTTAGCTGATATAGTTGGTGTGCCACAGAAAATATTAAAATCACAAAATCAAGTTAATGCAGAACGACAACAAGCACAACAACAACAACAGGAGCAAATGCAGATGCAACAAGTTCAACAGTTAGCGAAAGCTGGAGGAGATATAGCTCCACTAGCTAAAGCCTTACCTGAAGAAGCTAAAGCTGTTGCAAATGCTGATATAGAATAATGGGTCAAGCAAAAGATAAAGAAAGAAATTTTGAAAAATATGTTGAGGGTTTAAAAAAAAACTATCAATTTATATTTAATACAGGCGAAGGCAAACAAGTCATGTCTGATTTAGAAAAGAGATGCCACCATCATACGACTACCAATGTAAAAGGTGATAGTCATGAGAGTGCATATATGGAAGGACAACGTAGCATCCTTCTATTTATAAAAGCAATGCTACAAAACGATAATGAAAAAGGAAAATAAATATGTCATCAGAACAGATAACACAGGAAACTGTGCCTGTAGAAACGACAAAAACTACAGAACCAACAGCAACACCAAGTAATGTTGCTAAGTCCGATACACCTGTATCACCAACAACAGAAACACAACCAGTAGCTAAAACTTGGAAGGAAGCAATATCCGAAGAGTTTAGAAACGATCCAAACATAAAAAAGTTTACAGAGATAGATGCACTTGCAAAGTCATATATCAATGCAACACAAATGATTGGTAAAGATAAAGTTGCTGTACCTAATAAAAACTCAACAGACGATCAATGGAATGAAGTCTACGATAAACTAGGTAGACCTGAGTCTGCAGATAAATATAGTTTAAATGCAAAGTCAGAAGTTGTTCCTATTGATGATAATGCAATTAAGCAGTTTGCTGAGAACGCACATCAGTTAGGTTTAAATAATAAACAAGCTCAAGGTATCTTAGAGTTCTATAAAAATAATATGGAAGGTATGGCTAAACAAGCCAAAGTTGATACTGAAACTGCACAAGCTCAATCGACACAAGAGCTAAGACAAGAGTGGGGTAGAGAGTTTGATACTAATATTAAAAAAGCTGGAGCATTAGCTAAAGCTAACATGAACCCAGAGGTATTAGATATGCAACTTAAAGATGGAATGAGACTTGGAGATCATCCTGAAATTATTAAAGGCTTTGCAAAGATAGCTGGAATGATGTCAGAAGATAAAATAGTTTCTACGGAAAGTGAAAACGTAAGTTCAAACACCGATGTTGAAACAGAAATATCTGAGATTATGAATAATAAAGATGGACCTTATTGGAATAGATCACATCCTGACCATGATAAAATGGTACAACAAGTTTATACTTTAAGAGAAATGTTAACTAAATAAAAATTTTAACCCCTTGTATTTTTTTAAAAATTAATGTAAGGGGTTATTAGTAGGACAATTCGCAAGAACCTTACTGACGACATGGAATAGACAGTAGTCTAACAGACTTTAAATGCAAGAATTGCCTGTCAATTTGACGGAGAACCTTTCTGTTTAACTTAACAATAACAATAAAAATGGAGAGACAATTATGTCATCACAAATAACTACAGCTTTTGTACAGCAGTATTCTGCTAACATACAAATGCTATCTCAACAAATGGGATCGTTATTAAGAGACAAAGTCAGACTTGAAAGCGTTACAGGAAA